TATTAATCCGTGATCTAACTTTACGGGACGGTCAACAATCTTCATTTGCTACACGCATGAGTCAATCACAGATTGATCGAGTATTACCACTCTACAAAGACGCCAAGTTCTATGCAATGGAAGTTTGGGGTGGTGCGGTTCCCGACTCTGTTATGAGATACCTTAACGAAGACCCTTGGTATAGACTCGAGTCTATTAAAAGTGTTATTGGAGATAGCAGTAAACTAACAGCCCTTTCACGAGGTCGTAATCTATTTGGATATACTCCTTACACAGATGAGATAATAGAAGGTTTCTGTAAGAATTCGATAGAGTCAGGCCTTAGTATTATGAGAATATTTGATGCACTAAACGATGTTGATAATATTAAATCGACAATCAAGTATGTAAAAAAATATGGAGGGATAGCTGATTGTGCAGTATGTTTATAATCGGGGAAACGAAATGATGCGATGGGGAAAACGAAACGTAGTTAAAGTCGTTAACATTTGAGGGAAGAGGAAAACGAAATGATCTTTATTTTCTCCACACAATAAACAAGAAGAGTTCCATTATTTGGAGCTCTTCTTGTTTTAAAGGGTATTTAATTAGGATTAGAATAGTGTTTGAGCTTTATTCAATTGATAGTTGCATACCATCCACTCCTCTTGTTTCCTTCTACTTGATCGTGATGCTGAGATTGTACGTTCAATTCGGTGTATTGTCCATCCATTTTTAACTGCATAGTCTTCAATCATCTCTAGAGGAAACATAGTAAGCATGAACTTACCTTTAATTCTCTCCAGGAGCCTTAAAAGATCCTCCATAGACTTATCATTAAAAGATCCTTCATAATGGCCACAGTCACTATTTATGTAAGGTGGGTCAACGAAATGGAATGCCTCCTCTTTATCATAGCACTCAATAACTTTAAGAGCATCTCTATTTTCTATTGTTACTTTCTCTAAGCGATCACATAATAGCTGTGTAAATTCATCCTTAGCATTTTGGAGCTTCTTTGGCATACCACCACCAAGGTCATAGCCAAAGGACCCATCTAGTTTACTAGCAAAGCTCATTTTAGAGAGAGCCCAGACACTCCATGCTACTTCGGCTGGAGTAAAGAACATTGGATAATTATATATGTGTGCAGCATGGGTATGAATATCCCTTGTATGTAGAGTTTTATCAATCTCCTTTTTAAGTTCATCATATTGAGTTGCTGCAACTCTGTAGAATTGTATTAAGTTACGGTTTAAGTCATTTATTATTTCAGCATCAACAGGCTTCTTAGCAAAGAAAAGAGCTGCTCCACCGCAGAATGCCTCTGTGTATAATTTATTATCTGGAATGAGTGGGAGAATGTGTTTAAGCATTGTTTGTTTTCCCCCATAATATGTAATAGGTGTCTTCATTATGTTTTTCTAAAAATAAGTGTCTTTGTTGTTACAATAAAAAAAGTGTTGCTAACTTCTCAGTCAGCAACACTTTGCCTAGTCTATATATCAATTAATTTAAACCTTGTGACTTTAACGCCTCATAACCTTTGGCATCAATAGGCTTGAACGTATATTCGCTCTGAAGCAATCTTCTACACTCATCATAGTTCTCATTAGCAAACTCTGCTTTGAGCTTCTTAGCTGTATCAAATAATATCTTTGTAGGGACATACGCAATCGTATCAAATTTATATCCTTCCTCATCATATCGTCTCATAATAATAAGCTCTGTAGCCTCTGATAGAGCACCTAAAACGTATGGCCCATTCTCCGTATGTTGGTCAACTACCCACATATTACGTAGACAAAACTCTTTATTTATGCGATCAATCTCCTCTTCTCTTAATCCTCCCCTACAGAAGATTCCTGACAAGGTCATACCCATCTCAAAATTACTTTGATCAAATATTGAATCTATCGAATCTTGATAGCTTGTTATATCATCAAATATGATACTCCTTGTGTTAAACTCTGCTGCCTTGATGATTGCCGTGTCATACGGATTCAAACCATTCTTTGCTGATTCCTCTTTACACGATACTGTTACGAGCATCAATAGAGAGATAATACCGATAATTAAATTTCTCATAATCTTTAGTTTGTTGTTTTTTACAAATGTATTAAAATATTTCATTGGGCGCGATATACCATAAATGAAAATGCAGCGTTCTCTAAATTCCCAGGAGAGTTCCATGAATAGACTTCAAAATAGTTACTGGATGTATTCCTGGAATTCAATGTTATCATATTATCACAACTCACACCCGTTAATTGCACAATATAATTACTCTTGCCACTCATATACGAAGGTAGTGTTATTCGATACTTACCTGTACTAACTCTTGAGCAACTTGAATCATCCCCCAATTTACACTTAATCACACCATTAATATCCACTTCACCACCACATATTAATGCTGGTATATTAGAATCTGGAGATACGAGACCTCTGAATATTAGGCTTATTTCTCCTGCCTGTTTAAGTAGCTTAAAGAATTTATTAGAGTTTACTCGGATAGACATCCCATCTGATCCAAAGATCGTCTCATCATCAGTAGATATAAAACTAAACACTCCCCCAGATGGTGCTAGACTTGTTCTTGCCGAAGTTGGATACGCTCCCATAACATCATACTGACTCATTAAGTCATAATTAATTGTTGCAATTACTTCAGCTTTGATAGAGCCTTTGGGTAGTTTCTCCGAAAAGGAACTATTAATATCTAAGTTAGTTGATTGATTATAGTTACCTTTTCCAAGGATATCCATATTGGCAGTTAAACAGTAGTGATTAATATCATTCAAATGTATTTCATTGATAATGGTGCTACCTGTACTAAGGCGAACAAATACATTCACATTAACTTTAGCGTATGCTCCAGTATTGTTGATAACAGTTGCATCTGTAACAGATGTTGATAACACCTCCTTTTGTTTGATATTTATATTGAATACCGAATCACCATTGTTAGTAAATGTATGTGTTAACAGTGTTCTTGTTATTGTTGAAGATGCACTCGTACCAGATACACTTGCAGACCAAGATGAGCCATTAGATCCACCAGTGCTACTTTGCGATTGAGATGCAAAATTATCAATTGATTCCCCAGTAAATTTAACCTTATCAGCCCCCGATTTATCCTTAATTGTAATCAGATCTTTAGCAATCTGAAAACATCCAATAAGCCCAGACATTGCGACAAAAAAGCCACCCTTAGATACTGCGAATAATGGCTTATCTGTTGAGGTCCCTTTGAAGTAATTCACAGCTTTACGATATGCATTTTTAACATCAGCAAAGAATGCCACTCCATCATCTTTAAGCCCAGACATACCAGCTACTATTTCGGATTCTGCAGTACCGTTACTATTCCTAACAGATACAACATTGGACATTATTAATCCACCTTGTATTGTGGTATCACCCTGCATTGCCTCATGGAGGTAGTCAGTATCTTCGGGAGCAGACGAGTAGTCTGTATGTGTAATTCCTACTTCTACCTTTAATTCTTTGATTTGAACCTCGTATAATTGCCCAGAATTATCAGTTCCTTGTAGCATAATAGCAAAAATATTTCCTTTTAATGGAACATTAAATACAAACTCAGTCCATTCACTTGTTGGATAGAATCTTACTAAGCTACCATAAGCTGCAGTATTAGTAATACTACAACTATGTAATGTTCCTTCACCTGACTTGATGACTCGAGCGAAGAATCTAACAATACAGGAATCTACAAACTTAGTCAATTGACAATATGAGTTTTGCCATCCATTTTTTGCAGACAAAACAATACATCTCTCAATAGAATCGTAGTATGGAGGTATATTACTCCAACCTCCACCTTTCCAATAATCACTCTGAGGTGGAGTATTGGTATACCTTACAAGATTCCTTCCAGGTAGTACTTCTACAGCCCCTTGAATTGTTTGCTCTATAGTTTTTCCATTAGTAAAAACAATTCCTCCAGAAGGAGACTTAATAGTACCATCAGGAGTTAATTCTAGGTTTGTACCTGTGTGCTTTATGCAACTCCCTGTAAGTAACCACCGTTTATTAACATCATCACCTACAGCTATTCCTTGAGTCCCTAGAATATCAATCCAAGCTTTATCAGCCAACAACACTTGAGTAGCAACATTAATGAACTCATTGAAGTCTTCCCATTGAGATGATACAAATGATGAGCCTGAGGTGTGAGTCGTTTTAGCAATATATTTATTCTTGTTATATATAACTGTATCCCTATACCTGGTATCATTTAAGTACTGAGTTCTAGCTGCCCACTCTCCTCGAGGACGTAGTATAGCTCCCGATAGCCCTATATCACCATCAGATACAATTAGAGTATTATCATTAGCTACTTGAGTGTTGCTAACAATTAGTTCCCACCTCAAAAGTTTATCTGTGGACTTAATCGAATAGCTTGTCCCAGCAGAATATGAGTATGCAATATCCCCATTTCCACCATATAGTTTGATGGTGGCATTGGATATCTCCTCTCGTGAATTACCAATGCTTTTGTAGGCTCGAGCACTTACACTTGAGGGTATAAGTGCTCCTGCAGATGTTTTTTTAACAAGCTTATCAGATATTACTAATTCATAATTCTCTGCTATTCGTTTGATTGTAAAATTACCTTGTGCAATTAGAGCCATATGTGTTAATTATTTATCCGTTGAGTTCAGCCCCAAAGACTGTTTGATATTGATCCAATAGATCAGCCTCTGCAATTACCAGATCACGTCCTGTTTTATAGCCAGAGGTTCCCCATGTAGAGTCTAGAGCTCCTGCTGCTGTGAATCTAAAGTACCTGGCTGTTTTACCTGTAAAAAATGAATCTGGCATTTTAGTAGCCCCTTGATATATGTTAATCTTAGCCGTAATAGTCATACCTGTTGCTACACCATCACCTTTAGCCAAGTCAACATCTAGTCTGTATGGATCAGATAGATCAGTAAAACTTATAATATCAGTTACAGTTTTATTATACGTAGAAGAAGAGGTGTCAGTGTCTTTAACATCACACTTGAATGAAGCATAATTTAGTACTGCAGAGGATGGTATTGTGATAGTGTTAGTCGTATAACCAGTAATTCCATATGTTGAGGCATTACTTGAGGTAAGGGTAACCCATGTACCACTTTGATTAATTGACCAAGCGTAAGTCACATTGGTATTGTCAATTGTCGATCCACGCCACATATCGCAACGAGCTTTAAGAGAAGCTACTTCATTATTCTTAAAGATTATACCATCAGGAGCTGTACATACTGCAATGATAGATGCTCCTGAATTACTCACCTTGGTAAATGCAATCTTCTGAGCTACGGGAAGCTCCTGTAGTGTAATTGGTTGAACATAGATAGCTGAACACTCAATATTTAGCTGTTGATCAGCAGTCATATTTTTATTGATTGTCAATGTGTATGGATGTGCTGAGGCAGCTGTTGCTCCATATGTTGAGTTAGTCCCTGTTATGGTCGTCCCATTGATTTTCCATACCACAGAGCCTGCTTTAAACTTTGAAGTCTGATTCCCTGTCTCACCACTAATCTGAAGATCTGGTGTTATCACCAAAGCATTACTAGCAGCAGCATAGTTGGGAACATAAGTACTAGGATCTGGAGTAAATATCTGCGTAGAGGGATGATTAGAGTTGAGAAAGAAGTTCATTGTCTTCCCATCAACAAGTCTACGAATCGTGAATTGTGATTGAGCTAATGTAGCCATGATTATATGAGTTAAATTGTTAATAATAATATTCCATTATTTGAGAATACTTTAAGTCTAATCGTTGTGTCACCTATCAAGTCACCTTGATTTAATTCTAGAGTATTTCCAATACCTCTATGAGTATCATTCCAGGTACTATCAGAAGGATCACCTGTAGATCTTAACCAGTGAAAACAAGAGTCATCTAAGCTATCAGTGATATCCTGTGTACCATATAGCACCCTAACAGTAGTTGTTGAGCTGTATGACTGCCCCTCTCGATAATATCCTGCACTATCTGTTTGATCAAGGATAGCAGAGTAAGTACTCTCTCCATTAACAGCAGACCTAAGCCAATCGGTTGCTGTAATATTAGGCTCTTGAACTGTTTCTTGACTTATACATATCCATCGACTCCCCATATGAGTTACCTCATCGTAATAATAGTACCGTCCAGCTTCCCAGAGACCTTTGAATGCAGGCACAGGAACCTCCGTTACTCCATCTTGAGATAACTGTTTAATTGTACCTGTCATATAAATCCTATTTAGATATGCACTATATCCATTCATATCTAACCCATGCTCAGTCTTTAGATTGGAAAGGTCCCCCAACTGCATCATTATATTTGATAGTTGAATATCCCAATCATTAACATTAGCTAGGTAACGCTTATAATTTCTAGCCTCATAACATGATTGTTGTCGTGACTTATTAGTGAAGTTTCCATATGCAATGAAAGACATTGTCATTTGTGGGTGTATAGAATAACCAGATCTAAGTACATACTTAAACGTGTCATTACTTAATTTTTCAGCTATTCTAAAGTATACCGTGGAGAAGCCTGAGCTGGTATGATATATTGCCTTACATATATCATCGACATCAATACTTGCAAGTTCACCCTCCTCTAGCTTAATAGTAATTGTCTGCTTATTAGTATCAACACTTTTTATAAGTCCTGCTCCTGGGCCACGCCAACTCTCACCTGCTATTACTTGAACCCTATTGTAACGAAACTCAGCAGCTTCAAGGAATTGACGAATAATTAAACTATTCATCTCAGCATCACCACTGTTATTAATTGAGAATCCATGTCCAGAAGCTCCTCCTGCGAATGATGTTGAGCGGATCAGCTTGGCAGTGATGTTGTCGGACTTGAGCAAATCAACAACAGCATCTCTGATTGTAGCTCTGGATGAATCAATATCATCCGCCGTCAGCGTATTGATTGCCCCAATTATTGAAACAAGGCTGTTAATTTCCGCTTCGCCTTTGACTTTGATATCGGAAAGAAAATCTATTATTCCCGATACTTTATCACCCTTTTTGTTGATGAATTGCTGTAATGAACGAAGCGCTGAGAATACGTTGTAATTACTTGGATCCGTTTCGTCCCATGACTTGATCACCTCAAGATATTTAGGGTTCATGTAGTCCGAAACAACCCGCTTGAGCTCCTCGATACTCCCTGTAATATTCTCCATTTTGGATTGGCCAACAAACGCTGAACAGTCAATATCTACTTTATAAGGGTTGTTTAGCTTTCTAGTGATCGATACGACTCTTGTGTCTCGATGCCCGGAGAAATATTGATCCGAACGAAGGCGGATGCGTGATCCCACCTTTAAACGGATATTATTCTCCATGAAATGGATATAGTCGGACGATGCCTTATAAACCGACATATCTTCACTGTACTTTGCAATGAATGCATCTACAGCCGTTTTATATTCATTCTCTGCCAGAGTATAGTATTCATCCGGCATAGTGATATTGTAAAGGATATACTGATCACCTACGCGCGGGATCATGCTTGATCCGGGCAACTGAGACTCTTCCGTCGGGTATACATTGATGATCTCAAACTCTTTGGTCGTTGAATTGTAGTTACACTCAAAGTCTCTGCCGTTTAGCGTTCCGGATTGGAAAACGATGTTTTTAACAAGTCCGGGTAATTCGTATTTGTTCGGATCAAAGTCCAAAGAGGAATCTTTGAAGTGATATACCTTACGTGCAATGCCTTCGATTTTACGATCTTCTACACGAACCTCACTTACCACTCCTGTGCGTCTGGGATAGATATGAGAGAATGCATTCTCTTCGTATGCCTCGTATAATCCGTAATGCATGTTTTTTTCGACATATTTGGATTTATCCGGAAGCTGTAAACGTGAATAACCGTACTTAGTCTTATCTATGTTGCGCGTGGATCCGAGCGGAATCAAACGCGTAAAGAACCGAACATTATCATTCGATGATGGAGTAAGCGATGTTAATCCGGATTGGTATCCCAGTTCTACACGTTCATCGCGTTCGCATTTGGTCAGGTTAAAGTAATCCCCATCAAACCACCATTCGGTTTCAAATGCTTCAGCTATGAGCTTGGCGGCTTCAGAGCACATGACACCTTTATAGTCGATCGTTTTATATTGATCCGTATCGATCACGTTTCCGATCTTAATGGATAAACCCAATCGATTGAGGTTATCAACCAGCTTTGTTACGTGATCCAGAGCGCTGCCGTCCAAAGTAAAGTTTGATTCAAAAGCACCATCGGTTAGATTGACCATCAACACTCGTTTTAAATAACCCTCAAAGCCGTAAAGCTTCGGAGAGTATTCATAGGAGAGTGTGCTTTTTTGAACAGGCTGATAATTTTCCGCGATCAGATACTTATCCCCGTCAAAGATGGCATAATCCCCCACCTGAAGCTCACGATAATCCGGATGAGAGAACGTAAGGTTCATTACGCTTTCACCCATAAGATCATGCTTCAGAGTTGAGTTATCCGAAGGCGATACTTCGAATAGGATTTCACCTGTTTTATTATAGAAAATAAGTGCCATATCTTTGTTTTTTAATGCCGTTCAAATGCTGTTTAAATGCTTTTAAATCGTGGGTTCAGGCTCTCGGAGCGTTATCTGTATCTTACCCGCTACATAACCATCAAAACTCGTTAAATGGTCGTATCCTTTGCAGGCCTTGTAATGCATGCGAAAGGTTAGAGCAATCTCCGGGAGTCGGAGGTTTAGCCAGCCGGATCGGATAAAATCCAGAAAAGCCCGGTAACGTCTGAACCACTCGGCTGACGTGTCCGCTACAATAGCCAGCTTGAGTGTCACATCGCGCGGTTCTCGTTTAACTGATATCGATGCAGGAAGACTTTCCCCGTTTCTCTCCGGGTAACTGACCGCTTCGAGCGTTTTCCCGTCCGATGGTCTGAGCAATGCGGAGTAGTTCGTTTGATCTTCCGGCTTATCCTCACAGAGATACACACCGTATGTCTTATATACGTCCACATCGTTGATAAAGAATAGTCCGTCCAGTATCATAGTTGTTTGTTTGTCAGTGATTATTTTACTTTTAAGCCATCCCGCTTGATCTCATTGATATCATTGGAGAGTTTCTCCAGCTTTTCGTTACATCCACGTGTGTTGTTATCGATTGATCTCAGAACATCCAGAGACTCATAACCGACATCAGCCAGATCATCCATCTTATCATCCATGGAGGAGACGTGATCTTGCACCGATGTAAATAAGCCCTCAAGCTTTGTTCCTTGTTCTTGAGACATACTCTGAAAAGCACCTGCTCCGCCTTTTTGGGCAGCATCGCCATTCTCCCAGAGATCAAAGCCGTTCTTTTTAGCTTCTTCTTTCCACTTCTCCAGCCATTCCTGCGATGCATTCATGGATGATCCGATATTTTCGTAAAACTTTCCGATCAAATCCATTGCATCTTTGGCAATGTCTTCCTCTTTCTTTCCGGAGGAGTAGATACCTACGAGTTCATCTTCAAGCTTCTTGAATTTATCGGAAAAGAAAAGCGTATAAGCAACCTGCTTTCCAAGCTTCTCCAGAGCATCGGAGCCTTTCTGCCTAAAAATATCCCAAGCGTCAGCTCCGGTTGTAATTGCTTCGGTAAGTGCATCCATGACACCCGGACCAATATCGCCGAACGTATCTTGCAGGTAACTTCTTAATGCTTCTTCAGCCTCTTCAGCTTGCTGTTGCAAATCAATCATTGATTGTAACAGTGCTTTATTGGCATCACTCATCTTCTCGTTATTGAGAATAGCCTGAGCACGGGCTACGTTCAACTTATTTTCTGCATCAAGCAAATCCGGATATACATCCAGTACACTGGAATAGATATCCTTACCTTTGCCCCAACCGAATAATCCTGTCTTCTTGTGACCTGTCACAATCTCAATACCTGATAATCCGGCAATGCCTTCGCGATATGCATTAAGCTGCTTGACATAGGCATTAAGATCACCACCTTGATAAGAAGGGCGAGAACCGGAAAGCTCATTTTTGTAAGCTTCAAGAGCAGATCGATATATCTCTACGGCTTTCGTAGCCTTGACTATTTCATCATCGCCGAATATGGACGAGGCTTCTTTCATGAGCATATTCTGCTGCATAAGGAGCAGGTTGTATTCTCTCTGAGCTGCCAACTTAGCTGTGTTGATCTCCTCAAGTGCCTTCTGATGCTTTTCTTCTGCTTTTGACGCAAATGAAAACAGTGTTGACATGATTTGAACCGCTGTTCCGATGATCGCCAGAATAACAGATGCCTTCTCAACGGCACTAATACCTTCAGCAGCGCCTTTGGATAGAAGCATAATCCCGTCAATCATCGCAATCGCACCGCCTGCAATATTAGATGCAGCCTGAAGGGCTTCTTTAGTAGTGTCGTCGAGAAAGTCCATCGATGATATCATTCCGTCAACCTCTCCTTTACACTTCTTGATTGCTGCTGAAGTTCTATCCCACTTTTGAAGACCTTTTGGATCATCGATTTCCTGTTCAGCCTTGACCGTTTTAAGTTCGTTCTGAAGCATGGTGATTTTAGCCCGGGCAACACCTGCCGCTTGCGAGTTCTTTCCGTCGCCCAATTCGGCTGCCTTGAGCATTTTCTCAGCACTGGAGAGCTGCTTTATCAGCTCTTCCATACTCATCCGTGATAATCGCGAAGCTAATACACGGAAAGACGTTTCTTTTGCCGCAACACTCATGTCAAGCGCCTGTTGCTCCTTTTCCATAGCCTGACGCGCCTGTTCGATATTATCATCAGAAGCACCGCCTGCTCTCAATTCTTCGACTTGAGACAGGAATTTCTTTTCAATCTCCAGACGCTGTTCAGCATAGGTTAGATAAGGCTTTAAAAGCTTATCATACTTCTCCTTTACTTTTTTAGATTCATCCGTATCGATGGTGTCAACTTTATTCTCATAAGCCTTTTTAGCCGATGTTCGCATCGTATCGCTTTGGCTTTTGATCGTATCAGATTCTTTCGGATCAACCTTTAGCCCGGCTTTCTGAGCTTTCTTTAAAGCTTCAATGCGCTTTTGTTCCTGCTCTGTAATCTGCTGAATTTCGCGGTCGTATTCAAGCTTTGCCTGAGCGCGCTTTTTCTCTGCGCCTTCTTTCATTGCTTCGATCTCCAGTTGAGCGATCTTTAACTCCGCATCAGCTCTGTATTGAGCTGTTTTATCTTCGGTTTCTTTATTCTTACCTTTCTTTCCTCCGGTAATAGCATCCAGCTTCTTTTGCTGCGCATCGATGTCTTTCTGGAGTGCATCATATTCTTCTTTTGAGACAGCGCGTTTTTGCTGATCCTTCTTGATCTTGATTATATCTTCCATCTGGGCTACACTCCCGGCTACAATCTCCTGAGTTTTTAAGCCCATATCTGCGACTAGTTTATCCGCTTGCTCTGAGTACTCTTCACCCATGCGAATGAGGTTCTCGCCATCTTTGAAGATGTCTTCCGCCTCTTTTTTAGCTTTAACTCTTTCAGGATTTTCATATTCTACACTTTTCCATGAAGAAGATTTAAATACATCAATGACATTATCAGCCTCGCTGTATGTATGTGTCTTCTTCTCAGGCATAGCATCCGCTTTTTGCATCTTTTCAATAGCCTCTTTAAAGCGTTCCCCGGCGATTTCCATAGCTGCGGCTGCCTTAGCTCTTTCAATCAATGATTGCACGAAACGATCAGTTCCGTCATTAAATAGTGTTTCGGCATTATTGACATCCAAAACGGAAACTTCCAGCTTCTTGAATGCGTCCTGATTATCGGAAATGAATTGCTTTTGTTTAGTGAGATCACCCTCCATATCCTTCCATTTCTGCTGAAGATCCTTGTAGGAGGAAATTAGTTTTGTTGCCGATTCCGAAACAGCCTTTCTGAAGTCTTCATTTGTCGTAATCGTATCAGAAAGCATTTTTTTTGCTCCACCCAGTGACTTTGTCCAGTTAACGATCTCTTTACCATAGACAACAAGAAGGGTAATTCCTGTTACAAGTGCTGTTTGCCAAGAGAGCACGCCACCTAAAACCTGCTTCCATACAGGAGTCGCCTTTTGCCCTGCTGCCGTTAAAGCATTGTATTCGTTTTTTGCTTTGGTTATTTCATCCGTTAACATCGGAAGGTTGTTTGATATCGCAAGAAAGAACATCTGGGGACCCATCGCCAAAGACGGTAATTCACGCGCTACCTGCTGAATTTGGAAGTTCAGCATATTTAGCTTTTTGATCTGCGGTGTTGGATCCGCGATCGGTGCATTTACTGGCTTACTTTGCTGTGCTTGTAATTCAGTGAGCTCTTTCTTTAGCTCCTCGATGCGTGCCGTATAAGCTTTAACCTCTGCTTCATTTTGTTCGAAATTGGCGCTTTCCCCGGCTTTAGAATGAGCCTTTTGAAGCGAATACAGAGCACGTTCCAGTACATCGATCAAAAGAGTCTGATTCTGTATCTTCTCATCAAGTGTATCCATCGAGTCGTTGACGTTTTTAAAGCTGCCAAGCGCACCGTTACGCATTATGAATTCAAGTTCTACGGGTTCCATCGGAGTTCAATTTAGTTTGAAAAAATGATACGGCTGAGCTTTTGCGGCTTCCGGGTGAAGCATCCGAAGAAGCTTTCTTTTTCGTTACGTACCGGGGCGCATCGATCAGCATATAGATAAGCTGTGTATAGGGAATCTGCCAAAGTATGTAATCCATACTCCAGCCTGTGCTCTGAATAATCTGCCAGAATAGGCCAAAGGGGCTATGAGAATTTTCGAATGTCTTTAACTCCCCTTCTTTAGATGTTGGCTCAGACGTGGCTTCATCAGGTTCACCTGATCTACCGATCTGATAATGCGTATAAAAGACTTTGTGTCAAGCATGGAAAGAAGCTGATACCACGCTTCGTGCAGCATGGCAGGCTTCATACGCCATAGAAGTATAAAAGCAAGAAGCGGCGCAAGAAGCTTTCCACTCCAGTATCCTCTTACTATGGCGTATGCAACCATACGGGCTATTGTTTTTCCGTGCTTGAGGTGTATTTCCATGACCTGCTCATAACTCATATTCTCCAGAGATTTCTTTTCTATGCCCATAGAAAGGTATAGTCTCGAGATCCGCAACAGTGAACCTGCATAAGGAGCTTTCATCACCAGTCTGGGAGTATATCCAAAGATCGGGCGCAGCGGTATGCTGACACCCAGATCTAAGATTGTTTTATTAAATTGCTCTTGCATTTAATTAGTATTTAATCGGTGATTGAACAGTATTTTCAACCTGTCGGCGTAGCATCCGGATCAACACCCGGAGGGAAGATTTCCCACGTTTTGCCTGCATCATCTTCCATAACGTCAACCTCACAATCAATAGTAAGTGTTTCATTTGAATTGATTTTACCGCCAAGCATACCTGACATCGAACCCTTATAAATGCGGATAAGATGCCCTGAGTCACATTTGATGTTGAATACGCCTTCAATACCTGAAAATTTAGCAGGTGGAGTATACGCACCATTAGCAGCAACCGTGCCGCCTAATACAGCTTTACAGTTGGCACCATCCAATTGCAGTAAGCGGAAAGCAAGCACTGTACTACCGGGTTTACCGGGCAGTGTTTTTGAAGGCCCCTTCTTTTTCTGCGCTGCATATATTTTGACTTTTCCGGGCTTTTCCCCTCCGAAGCCAATTCCATCCTCATGAATATCTCCCAAAGCTGTTTCTCCAATCCTAAAGGAGTCTAATCCGGAGATATATCCGTCATTATTCACTTGTCCCATATTTATTGATTTAGTCTTTATAATTACATATACTGAAAAGATTGCCATGAGCAGTACTCCGATTAAGAATCCTTGTAGATAGCATCTAAATGGAGATACGCTCTTTTTCGTTTCGACCGTTTCAGTGTCGCTTCTGATCCGGGTGCGATCAAGTTCTGCGTATAGCTTTTCGACCTCACGTTGTAAAGAATCACAGACAGCTGTGATTACAATTGAATCGCCTTCGCGTCGGATATCAATATTAGCTCTGTCTTCTTTGGCCGTGAAGCTCGCACCGGGTGGAAGACTATGGAGGGTCTCTGTCGCGATCTGCATCTTCGCCGTCGATTTCGGAACGGGCAGCAGGTGCGTCTCTTTGATGATTACCTGTGTTTGCTCCAGTGTATCCCTCGATGATTGCAGTACTGTCTGCTTTGTTGTGTTGCAAGCGCATAGGACAGCGAGAATAATACTTACAGGTAGTAGCACTAACAATAATTTGTTGCAGCTTAGCGAGAGTTCTGCGAAGGTCATTGGTCTGTTGTTGTTGATTGATAATAGTGTTACTTAAATCCTCGTACATACTTTTGTATGTGTCATGTACTTCTTTGCGAGATCGGGTATGGTAGAGCTTTCTATTGACAAGCCATGTGGCTATCGAAGCGAACACCCCCGAAGGCAGGCAATACATTAATAGCTCTACCACTTTATCCATGATCCTTATTGTTTAATACCTATTGAGATAAGCCACGATTTAACATCAAATGATGGACAGGCTTTTGCTGCCAGATCACAGTGACCGACGATCTTCACTTTCGGATATTGTTTATGAAATGATTTCACGTATAACTCAAGAGCAGCCTTTTGACCATCAGTACGGGTATCCTTTGGATTACCTGATTTATCGCAACCGCCTGCATAGACAATGTGTCTTGAGTAAGAGTTGTGACCCGATGCACCGTTTGTGATCTCCCAAGAGTCCACCGTATCGTCTTCGTTGTTTTTCACCAAGCGGACAACTTTGCCACTTAGTTCAAACAGATCAGTATAACCCACCTGTTTCCATCCATTTCCGCCTTTATCCTTTGGCGATGTATGCCAGTGACGGATATCCTTTTCGGTTACTTCTCTACCTTCTGGTGTTGCTGTACAGTGAATAACCAGGTACTTTAGTTTATTCGCCATAATTAACCAATTGGAAGGATATATTCAGCTAGATCTCGCTCAACTACATCAGCAGCTCTTTCGCTTTCAAACTCTAGCTCATCTCCTGGTTCATAACGCACCTTATTATTGAACTTATCCAAAAAAGGTTGAATAACTTTGATTTTTACAGCAATCGTTCTTTCTGTTTTTAAATCTTTATTTGACATGACTTCTATATATTTATTTATTGGATCACCCCTGAGGTGTAGGGTTAAAGACTGGAGATTGACGTGCATCAAGAATAATGACCTCTTCTCCGAATGCAATATTAGTATCTACCTTCATAAGCATTTTAAAGAAGTATAGCTCTCCTGCATTGGATAGCGGACCAATCTTAATTACATTTTCATCGTCTTCAAAGGCAACAGCAGCAAATAGATTGGAGGTTAGTTGGTCTTGTGAACACAAAGTTGCAATAATTAGACCCTCAGGCATGGCTGCCAAATCATGTATCGCAATGTTTTTGTAACGCTTCTTATTAACCTCCGTTTCAGATGCATTTTTACCATCACGAGCTGTTAATTCATCATCATATTTATCCCAGTCCTCAATAGACATGATAAATTTGAGATTAGGATTTTTCTTTAATTCTTTTGGCATTGATTTATGCATTGCCTTAAGACGTGCTGTGATTGTTGTTTCAGTTGGTTTGGCAACAACAACGATATCACTATCCTTAGTCATTTGCTTTAGGATACCATCAAAGAGTTTAGTATCATCATTACTATCCTCATACTCCCCGTTGATATAATGATCCCCGAGCTCAAACTCAACTTGTTTGGCCAGAGCATCCAATAATGCATTTTGACCAACTGTTGGAAGTTCTGCGAATACTAGAGGACCTGTTGGTTGATACTTTCGCCAATACTGCTCAAAGGTTCGAGGATTAAAAACTGTGAAAGCCATGAAGTCTTTTGGCTCCAGCTTTTTGTGTGAGATATCAAATTTACCTTTAGAGTCATTCAGTGTTGGCTCCTCTTTGCGCTTTTGAAGCATCTTATCCGTCTTTAAACGAGGGATAGTGATTTTCTTTTGTACGTTCGGAATGACACAAATAAGTCCTTCTCCTACTAGTTCATTCCCAGTGGCGGCACGTGTCAATAATGACTCGAGTACCTCACCATCATAATTTGAATTAGTTAATACAATAGGCATAATTATAATTATTAGTTGGTTACAGTTTGTTTTTTTCTTTAATCTCCTGCTGACGTTTATCCCATACAGAAGTGTTAGGCTCAATAGACCCTTCATGCAAATTCTGCATTACTCGTCTTTTGGCAGGGATAGCAGCTAAGGCAGCTTTTCCATCCTCTAGGTTTATATTGAGAATATTCTCAAAGATTGGACGGCTCTGTGAATTTATACGTTCTTCTCCCTCTGCTTTATCAAGTATATCCTTGATTTCTGCTTTAAGAGATTGTTGTTCTTTCTCCCTGTAAGCTTGAAGCTCAATCTCTAGCGTTGCACTTTTACTTGCATTGGACTCCATCTCTGAAATCCTGTTGATCACATCCTGATCAGTTACACAATTGGCAAATGAAGGACGTTTCCTTAACTCTTGAAAATTCATATCTTCTTGTTTTTGTGGTTCGGTGAACCGATTCATAAATGTTTTGTAAATCGCTTGCGGTTCAGAGTCTTCAACTGGATCAGTATTGTAGATTCCATTGATCAACCCCATATCTAGGGCTTCCTGTGCCGTCAGCCAATGATCTGTGCCATCAAAATATTGTGCCTTGATATCCTCAACGGTTTTACCCGATTTATTGGAAATTACCTCAGCCAAGATATTCTCCAGTGCTTCATACTCTTCTATAATGCTTTTGAGTTCGGACTTTGACCCGAACCAACCGCCTGAGATGGCATGAATCATTAGTTTAGCATACTTACCCATGTATAAAGGTTTTCCGCATAGTGCTATTATTGATGCGATTGAAGCTGCAACACCATCAATATAGATAGACATAGGAATGGTGGTTTGTTTGAATGCTTGATAGATAGCTAGTCCTGCATATACATCACCTCCATTGGAATTTATCCTTACATCTAAATGCTTGCCCGAGTCTGCTATCTCCGAAAGCTCTTTGACGATCTCCTCTGGATTACACTCGGCCCATCGACCAATCTCTCCATATAGCTGAATGCAGTGTGAGCCTTCACCTGCAATGACGTTAAAATATCGTCTCATATTTCTGTTGATTTTTGTTGTTGACTCTGCAAAGTTGATAAGTTAATTCCCTATTAACAAGAGGCTTTCCGCATCATGCCGATGCAGATGGGTATGATGCAACTTTAAACTTTTATCATGTATAATGCCCCTTGACACGACTCCTTTATATGGTGAATTTTGTAGAAAATAATGGCAGAAAACTATGAGTAACTTAAGTAAACAGCAGCAGAAAGAGTGGGCTAAAACTCTATTTATTTCCGAACACCTAACACAAGCAGAATTAGCTGATAAAGTAGGTGTCTCACGAATTACAATGAATAAGTGGATTAAATCAGAAAGATGGGAGGAACTTAAGGTTGGAATAACTCTTACCAAGAGCGAACAGTTGAAGAACCTTTACAATCAAGTAGGGGCCCTCAATAAATTTATTTCTTCAAAGGACGAGGGCAAGAGGTTTGCTGATAGTAAAGAGGCGGATATCCTTATGAAACTATCTGCATCAATAAAGAAAATGGAGGATGATGTCGGTATTGCTGAAGTAATTGAGGTTGGGAGAAAATTTATTGAATTTACCAGAAGAATAGATGTAGAGAAAGCTAAGGATTTAGCCGCTCTTTATGATGCATTTATCAAAAGTATTCTATAATGAAAGCCACAGATAAAGAAGCATTACGGGCATGGGAAGAGTTTATTAAGAATATAGCTCGGTCAACTGAATTAGATGAAGATAGGAGTATTGATGAGATAGAGAAACACAGACGCTATCTTGAAGATCATCCAATTGAATGGATTAAATTCTTTTTTCCCCAATACTGTAAGTATGAATTTGCCCCATTTCATATTAAAGCAATCAGACGTATTCTTCGCAATGATGAGTGGTTCGAGGTTCTGAGTTGGTCTCGAGAGTTAGCTAAGAGTACAGTAACAATGTTCATAGTGCTTTACCTGGTACTCACGGGTAAAAAGAAATTTGTAGTCCTTGCATCTGCAACTAAAGATGCAGCAGAAAGACTATTAGCTCCATACAAGGGGCAACTAGAGGCTAATGCTCGTATAAAGGCATATTACGGTGAACAAAAGAAGTTGGGACAATGGACATCAACAGCTTTCACAACTAATGCAGGTATTGGTTTTGTATGCCTAGGTGCTGGTGATAAACCTCGTGGAGCCAGAAATGAAAATATTCGACCAGATATATTATTACTTGATGATTTTGACACAGATGAGGAGTGTCGCAATCCTGATGTGCTACAAAAAAAATGGGAGTGGTGGGAGAAGGCCCTATACCCGACACGCTCAATATCAGAGCCTACACTTATCATCTTTTGTGGTAATATAATTGCTGAAGATTGCTGTGTTAAAAGAGCTGGTAATAAAGCTGATAATTGGGATATTGTAAACATTAGAGATAAGAATGGGATATCAACTTGGCCTAATAAGAATACAGAGGAGCTCATTGATATTACCCTGAGAAAAATATCAGAAAAAACTATTCAAGGGGAATATTATAATAATCCAGTATCTGAAGGAGAGGTATTCAAAAGTATTCATTACGGAAAGGTACCCAAGCTATCAAAGTTTAAGTTCTTGATAATATATGGTGACCCTGCACCTGGAGAGAATAAATCAAAGAACTCTTCAACTAAAGCAGTAGCTCTTACTGGTATGATTGGGGATACATTATATGTTATAAAATGCTTTTGTGATCGTGCCCTTAATTCTGAATTTATTGAATGGTATGCTCGACTACAAGAGTTCGTAAATCGAGAGGCTCCAATATATATGTGGATGGAAAATAATAAGCTTCAGGACCCTTTCTTTCAACAACTATTCAAGCCTCTGGTAAAGCAATATCGAAAGGATCACGAAGTAGATCTTTTCATACGAGGAGATGAGGAAAAAAAGACAGATAAAGCTACAAGAATTGAAGCTAACCTAGAGCCACTAAATAGAGAAGGTCATCTAATCTTCAATGAAAAAGAGAGGGAGAATGAACACATGAAGAATATGGTAAATCAATTTAAACTATTCACTCTTCGTTTAAAATATCCAGCTGATGGTCCAGATACAATAGAAGGAGCTCTTAGACAGATTCGTCAAAAGTTTAAAGAGAGAACAGGGACAACTTGCGTTGCCATAAAAACGATTAAAAAACGAAATAGTAAGCGATTATGACAAATAGCTTTATTGAAAGAGGTGATTATGATGCTAGCGTATTCAGAGAAATACTTGATCAAATAACAAGGGAGGATGAATCAACAGTGGAGATATGTGAGAATAGGGCTATTGATGAATTGACATCTTATTTATCTTCTCGATACGACTGTGAAACATTGTTTGACCAAAGGGGTAGTAATCGTAGTAATCTTGTACTTATGATGTGTATAGATATCGCAGTGTATCATATGTTTTGTATTGGTAATCCTGTGAAACTATCTCAAGTAAGAAAGGATCGCTATGAAAGAGCTATAGATTGGGCTAGAGCAGTTAACAAAGGACAGGTGAATATTCATAATGCTCCTTTATACCAAGATGATAGAAGACAAGCACGCTACAGAGGTAGCAGTAACAAAAAACGAACTAATCACTATTAACCATTATGGCACAAAGAAAGAAAAACAGAATAACAAGCGGTGGAAATATTGGGTCTAGCAACAGAACTATTGTTCTTACTGCTCCCAATCGTTTCGGAATTGATATTGAAACATATATTCAAAGTATTCGTCTTGCTGATAACGTGGATTACTCTAGGAGGAGTAAGCTGTTTGATCTACATACAGCTATAGAGATGGATACTCATTTAACCTCTGTAATTGAAAAGAGAATCAACGCTATTGTATGCTCTCCTATTGAATTCAAGCGTAATGGTAAGTCTGATGATAGTGTTAATGTTCATATAAGATCACCTTGGTTTATTAAGTTCCTTGCAGATGCTCTCTCTAGTAAGTTCTACGGATTCTCACTATTCCAATTTTACAGGGATGGTAAATGGTTGAAGTACGATCTAATACCTAGAAAACATGTTGATCCTTATAAAGAGCTTATTCTTAGACGTCAAAGTGATATGACAGGTATACCCTGGTACGAATTTGACGATCTACTATTTGTTGGTGATAAAAATGATTTAGGATTATTGACCAAAGCTGCTCCATGGGTGATATATAAGCGCAATACAACAGGTGATTGGGCTCAATTCTCAGAAATCTTCGGAATGCCTATACGTGAATACGTATATGATGGAGATGATGAAGAGGAGCGTAGGAGAATTGAAGAAGATGCAATTAATCAAGGTTCAGCTGGTGTATATATACATACAAAGGACTCCTCTCTTAAATTCGTTGAAAGTAATAATAAGAATGGGTCAAGTGATCTTTATGATCGATTCATTGAAAGATCAAATAAAGAGATATCAAAATTGTTCTTAGGGAACACTCTGACAACAGAGGAGGGACGTACAGGCACTCAAGCTCTTGGTAAAGTTCACCAAAATGCAGAAACAGAGAAGACACAGGCTGACAAGCTTTTCATTTTGAATCTTCTAAATTATGAGATTACCGAGATCTTTAAAAACTTTGGTATCAATACAGATGAAGGAGAGTTTAATTTCGTTTCACCTGAGAAAATTGATCTTGATAAGTTTATGGATATTTTACTCAAGGCTAAACAGATGGGAGTTCCTATTGATGACGATTTTATTTACGAAAAATTCGGAATTGAAAAACCAAGGGAATATAATAAGAAGACTAAGCAGAAGCAAGGTAAGCAGGAGATGAATGAGTTGGATCAATCTAAAAGTAAGATTAGGAAAAAAAGTGAATATTCCAATAAAAGAAAGAATAGCTTTTTAAATCGCCTATTTAATTTTTTCGTTCAAGCCCCGATAGGCAACGGGGCTCGTTTAAAATTCTAGTCAATTCTCTTTATCGTAATGCTGATGATGAGAAAGCTGTTAAACTTGGATTTCAATTTGATTTTGAAAAGGTAAAAGGGCTACTCAAGCGTATATATTCTCTAGAATTAGATGTTGATATGAACATTGATAAAGAAATCTGGGAAGAGTTTCGCAGTGTATATTATCAAGCAATAAAACATGGATTTGGTGAAAAAAAAGATGATCGAGATCTTGATTATTTCTTTTACCAAGAGCTACGTGATAATGTCGATGTCATTGCAGCCTTTAAAACGCATCGTATGCAAGTTGATATATCAGAAAGATTACTCGATGAGAATGGTGAGCTTAAAACTTTTCATCAATTTGAGAGAGATACTAAAGATATTGTTGATCATCAATGTAGACATTGGCTTAAAACAGAATACGATACTGCTATCCTAAGGGCTCAGCAGGCCGCTGATTGGAGAAACTTCATTCGATATAAGGATATACTCCCTAATCTCAAGTGGATGCCAACTTTGTCGGTTACTCCAGATCATCATCATAAAGAATATTGGAGCATTGGGTTAACTCTTCCTATTGATGATGACTTCTGGAATAAACATCGACCTGGTGATAGATGGAACTGCAAATGTTCGCTTAAACAAACAGATGAACCAGTTACACCTAATGTGATCTTATCTTCTATGCCTAATATTATCCCTGATAAAGGGCTAGACAATAGAGTGGATAAAGATGGAAAGATATTCTCAGATACTCACCCATACATCGCAACAGCTGATAAAAAGGCCCAAAAGGCTGTAAAGAGATTCATCTCTGAAAACACGGATCATACAACTTATGAGGAAACTAGATTTAAAGGAGGTGGATTGATCCGAATAGCTGAAGGTGTAAAACAAGGGGCTAATGAAGCTAAAAAGAACCTGAAGGCTCTCAAAGAAATCGCCAAATATTATAATGCTAGGTATGAACTCCTAGGTATTGATAATACACCTGGACAAAAGAACCCAGACTGTCTGAATCTGGATAATGGGTATTATTGTGACATCAAGGTTCCCAGCTCTGAGAACGGCAAGAATGCCATTCAAGCAAGTATAAAGTCCGCAAGTAAACAGAAGGTTGAAGAGGTATATATCTATCTTGAGAAGGAATACAAAGGAGAAGATATAAGAAGAGGACTTCTGGATGCATTCCAAAAAGGAAGGGCTGCAACTGTCAAAACCGTAATAATACGCCATAAGAATGGAGAGATAAAGACTATCGTTGCAGATCAGATACGTAAAGCTATTAAAAAACATCGGCGGTAACCTTCATAAGAAAATTACCGCCGGGGGGGCGCGATCCAGTGGATCTCACCGATTCGGTATTGCTACCGCACTACAAATATAACAAATTAATCAATAATAAGTTATGACGGTAAAAGAATTTTCTAATTTATTCAAAGAGAAAGAGACTGAAGTTGCCGATCTATTCGCAAGAGTATTACCAGTTAAACTAGGTAATATGGCAAAAGAACACTTTAAGGATAACTTTCGTAAAGGTGGCTTTGTTGATAATTCTCTTGAGGTATGGCCAAAGGCTAAAAGGCAATCAGGAAGTTCAGCTGATAGCTCCTATGGGCCTCTATTATCAGGAAGAAACAGGCTAGCATCCTCTATTGATTTTAGACCAATAACAGCTGGTTTTATAGTGTTTACGCCTATCGCTTATGCTAGGATCCACAATGAAGGTGGTGAAACTAACCCCAGTGTAACCCCTAAAATGAGACGATTTGCATGGGCTAAATATTATGAAGCAACCAAAATAACAAAGAGTATGGATAAAGATCAAAAGAAAAGTCTAGCCAAGTCAGCTGGTGAAAATGCTCTGATGTGGCAAAGGCTTGCATTGACAAAAAAAACAACTCTTAAGGTTAGAATTCCACAACGTAAATTTCTTGCACCTTCAAGTGAACTTAATAAAGCAATGAATACTAAAATGGAATTGGAGATTAAACAGATAATGAATAGCCGTTTGAACGGCATTTAAACACTAATCAAATGGAAGAATTATATTTAAACATACAAAAAGAAATTGGACTTAATTGTAGTGATATAGTACAAATTAATGAGGATGTAGGTCAGCTTGAGTGTGGAAATCCTGATGAGGCGGGATTTCAATTAAGCTATCCAGCTGTTCTTATTAATGTAGCGGACGTTAATTGGACAGATGCTGCTATTGGACAAAAGGGAGATGTGACAATATCAATTAAACTAGCAATTAACTCATTTACCTCAAATATGTATGGGTTAACCGATGAAACGAGACTTCTTGAACGAATGGCCCTATTCAGACAAGTCCACAATAGTATTCATAGGAAAAAGCTTGGTACTGTAATGCCAATCGTGAGATATAAATCAAGATCCTACTCAATAGAAGGGGGAATAAAGGTATATGAGTCTCTTTATAAAACGACATTCAAGGATTAAATAAACGCCTCTTCGATTTCTTCGAAGAGGCGTTTATTTAATCCTTGAATGTTATATATATTGCCTGATTCTTTGATGGCTGTATACTTGCTTTCCTTAACCAATATTTTGCAAACACTTCGTGTATCTGATATTTATCAACAATTTCATTATAGGTGATGATAGGCTTCTTTTTTTTATTTGCAAAGACAATCTTTCTCAAGTCATTACCATTTAGTAGATGTGCATTAGCAAAGTCATTGGCCTTTTTCTCAATCACAGCAAGTCTCCGTTTGCCCACAGATGTACAATCTTCATTATCAAACACACTAGAGCCTTTATCGTTTATTACGTGCCCAATCTCATGAAATAAGGTATTCCAGCAACTAGCTAAATCATGACCTCTATCTGTTATTATTACTATAGGGCTATTATTATACCAATGAACTAAGCCAAATACAGTGTTATGTAAGTACGGTGATAAAAGGAGTGTAATCCCCAATTTATGAAAAACATCTGTCAGGGATTTAATATAGTTAGGGTCCTCTAGATGATTGATCCATTCTTTTTTATTTATCCAGTTGATCAATCTTTCCTCATTGTAATTTGGAGGTTTTTTAGACTCATATAGAATAATTCCTTTTCTTAATATTACAGATAGATTTACTTCATGAATATTATTCGATTTAGTGGATTTAAAAAGTGAATAATTAGCTTTGTTTGACTCAATCACCTCCTCGATAGAGTCCTGATTAAAATAGTCTAGTATATCATTTAATTTATCAATAGCAGAATTACTTACCTCTTCTATATAGGAGAGAGCTTCTTTAAAAGCTCGAATTTCTACTTTTGATTTTTTATATTCTAACTGACACCTATTACAAGTGTCTTTGTAATTATCTTGAAAGGTCTTAATGAATAATTCTAGTTCATAAATCCCGAAATATTCAGCTATTTTTTTAATTTCTGAACGATTAAACTTTATACGCTCCTGGATTGGTCCTTTGGTTATTAAAGTTTCTAGTGTGCCAATATCTTTTTGATGTATCTGTGCAATTGAATAAATTTCTTGACCTATGGTGTTTAATTCTGATCTTGCATCATAAACATCAGGTTTGTTTTTTCTGTCCATAGTTATACTGCTTTATAATTATGCTTATTTAAATCTACAACAAGTAAGTCTTTCACTTGATCAAATTGATTATCCCAATCCTTTGTAATTAATAATTCACCGTCATTAATTGAATGAAAAAATTTTCTGTATGAATTAGAGACCCTAAGCTTTAATATTAAGGGGGCTTTATCTGCACTACTCCTTTTTATTTCAATTCTATTATTAGCTGAATATATCTGATTATAAACAAGTGCATTCTCTGAGGCTAGTAGTTTCTGATGTAACTTAATAATACTACTATCTACCTCGTTAAAATATCTTTCAAATTTTCGTTTTGCTTTATTGTCTTGTGGATTAGATATATAGCCTTCTAACGCCTTCATTTCTTTGCTTCTTGCTTGATATGTAACAGTCATAATAATAAGTATAGATTTAATGATTCATATCGCAAAGGTCACAAATTATACTACATATAAAAATATTTGTCACTATTTTATATTGATAAATATTTTTATATTGACTATTATTTAAACAATGACAATTGATCCACGGTTAGTTTTGGCGTTTTTACTTTTTTAATTTGTATTGATGGGATCTCATTTAATTTATTAATATTCTCTCTTATTACTGCCAAAATCCTCTCCTCTGATATAAAGAACTCTTGCTCTGAAAGGATTTTCAAAGCATCGTCAAAACGTAATCTTTGCACCTCAGTCCAGTAGTAGTACCTTCTGCATAAAGCTTCGTTGCGTTTTTCGATTAAGTATTTGTTTCGTCCTTTTGCCATATCCTCATATTTTAAACAAATATAATCATTTTCAAGCGACTAAAAACAATAAAAGAGCATAACTAGTACTAGCCATGCTCTTTATTAAGATAAATCAATTAACTATTTTATGATATTAAATCAACTATTTCAGTTTCCTGCAGTGATAGAATAGAGTAATCTGAGATAGCATCATTCATTAGGCCTTCAACACGTAACATAGCATCATGCATATTGAGAGCCTCTACTAAGACTTGAGTCTTAATGCGCTTTTCAACACCTCTTTTATCATCCAAGGTGATATATGCTAGCTTACAACGATACCATTTACATCCCTCTTCTTGGCTATAAAAAATCTCTGATATCCTTGGCCTTTTTATCGCAGAAAGTGAAAAGTCTCCATTAGTAAATGGAGTTACTTCCTCTATTATTCTAGCCTCTGCTTCAGTAAATGATAAGGCTTCTATAAGATATAACTCCGAGACCTTTCTAATCAATCCGTCCTCTGTTGTTTTCTCATATCGCACTATGCATTCGAATAAATTATTCATACTACTCTTTATTAATTAATATATTGCCCATTTAGCCCAAAAAAGAAATCACAATCAACTTCTTCAATATTGTTTATTTTGCAGATAATATTTTCCCAGCAACCAGTTTCAAGCATTTTATCTGATAAAACCTTGACCTTGGCTTTAACATATTCCTCAACTAACGTCCTATCTTCGATCAACATTAACCCAGACTTCTCTTGGCTATATTTTCTATCTGTGCTAACCTCCGATGCTGTAAACATTAGTTCTACTAAATATAGATTACTTCGTTTCATTACTCAACTGCTGATATTGATAGAGGGACACTCTTTTCCTTACCATCTTCTCCACGAACAATAACCTCAACAAATCGACAAGACTTCTTCGGTTTATATGCCTCCTTAATAATCTTAATTCCTTCCAAGAAACTTTGATTATTACTCTGTACTGCAATTTGCTCAAGCTCTACAACTCTTGATGCCCTTAGGTTACCTTGTCTATCCTTAGCTAAGAGTCTCATCACAGTATCAACAAGAGAAGCAGAGTCGCTATCTTTTGCTAAAGTTGCTAGATAAGTTTTTACCTTCTCAACACCGACATCAACAGTATCATCATATGATTCCGTTACCCTATGCCCAATGGTTATTGATCTACTACCATCTAGGGCTGAGAATGTATGAGTTTGCTGACTACTCTTAATACCATATAGCTCAGCTTTCATCTCTAGAATATTAGCGAATGATTCATACACCTCATTTTTTACTCTAGAAAGCTCTTGAGAGAGATCTAGTATCTTAGGTACCAACATTTCTACTGTTTCGTTTACTAAGGCTTTATAAGCCTCTCTTTCTTGTCTCTCTGCATTCTCTGCTGCTCTTAGCCTTTCTCTTAATTCAGCTACAGTCTCTCTATTTTCCATTTTGTGTCAATTATTATTTATAATATTCTGATTAACTATGAATGGAGGGCCATATAAAATATGTACCTTAAAGCACTTGTCCTCGAAAGATATAATCATTATACCATCGTTGAAGACTGTTGCAAATTCCTCTCCATCTTCTAATGTGCTATTGTCTCCATGTAACTCCTTATACTTCCGCATAGCTAGCTCTATCGGATTGATTGTCTCTTCCATAATTCTCTATTTATTATCATTAATAACTCTTATACACTGAACCCTCTTTAGCTCATTTGTAATGCGATCTCTTATAGGTAGGAAGTATGATCGTATATTAAATGCTCTCTTATACTCTTTTGATATTACTGGCTCCTGAATAATTATAGAGTTAGTAGATTCTATAACCTCTTCTACCCATTTAAGCTCCTGTCTTAGATCTAAGAAGCCTGCTTTCTTTGTAAGCTCTCTATATTTGTGAATCATGCCTCAATATTTTTAATTGGTGATATAATCATTACCCTCTTTCGGCTTTTACTTGATGAAAGATTCTCTTTGATTGAATCTTTCTTTAGAATACTCTCAAGCTTCGGTATAAGGTTCTCAAGATCCTCATATGTTAATTGCCTGAATGGCTTGCCTCTTATTTTGGGATTCATACAGAAATTGTCTACGGCACTCCAATTAGTTGTGTCAATACCAATCTTCTGTAATCTCTTTAGTACTGCACTTCTTGCTGCTTTCATAGCTGTTATAGACTCTATGTAGCTGGCCTTTCCATGTACAATTTTCTCCATATCAGCACACATGTCTTTATACTCCTTTGACTTCATCTCTTTTAGGGACTCTGAGCGATCATTGGTATATTGTCTAACCAAATTCTCTTTAGTGGCCCCTGGCATCTCTTTGAGGAGGGTGTAGAATCTTGCATAATTCTTAATCTGTTGTTTTTTTGCCATTGTATTACTTTTTTGAATGATATAACTTAGCTTTTTCTGGCCAGGAGTCGAAGTAGTCCTTATCCTTACCAAAGAATCGACCTTTAGATGTTGCTCTATGGCCCTCTACGTAAATTTTCATTGTTGCCTCATACATCATTTGTTTAGCAGGTCTACCTGCTGGTTGCTTTCCATCTGCATGAGAGACGAATATGAATAGTTTATTTGGAAAACGTTCTCTTAGTTCGCGATACTGCTTGAAGGTAATACCACAATATTGCCATGAATCAATTATACAGAAGTCTGGTGACTTAGGTTTGGTGAGTCGGTTGCAGAATGTCTCCATGTCCTCGTCGACGACTTTGAACCTATGTTTTACTTCTCTCATATTATATCTCTCTGTTCTATCTTGAAATGTGAGAGATACACCCTCTTCTCTTGAATTATACAATACAGTACCATGCTTGCATAGCTCCTTGCATAATTGCATAGTAAAAGAACTCTTACCGCTTCCTGAGCCTCCCCATATAAACCACATCCCAACTCTATCGACCTCTCCGTATGCATCGAAAAACTCGCCAGTGAATAATATTGTTTTATGGCGTTTTCGCAAAATATCCTCAACTGAATATGCTCTTTTCATCCCTTACTTAATCAGTGTTTATTTAGTGTTTAAATGCTCATTTATTAAGCTTACGCTTTGCCTTATGGACTGCTTTCTTTACTCTTCTCAAGTCATATTGACAATTACTTATCTCACCGATTATATCCCTTATACTTTTATCATCAGATATATTATTTGCTGAGCATATCAAATAAATATCTTTAGCATCCGCTGGATCAACCTCAAAGAACTTCCTTCCAAGCCTAGAATCAAGCTCTTGATATCCTTGCTTATTATACCTTAATCCATTAGTCATTCTACGCTTAATGTAATTGGTTGATAAGAAGATTATACCAGCTTTGTCCTCTAGTGTATTATACAAAGTGATGAAATACTGAAATACCTTATCAGATAGCTTATCAGCCTCATCAAATATTAGCAGGGGGGAGTCCATCTGGACTACTCTTGAGATAACCTGCTTTAATAGATTTCTTGAAGATGAATATCTCTCTGTTTGAGATATCCCAATAGCTGTTGCTAATTCACCTACTAGGTCATTCTTTCGCATATCCTCAGAGCATTGTATCATGAATACTTCCTTGTGCTTTGACTTATACATCGTCGCTGTTGTTGTTTTTCCAGATCCAGCAGGTGCCACTACCCACGTTACATTCTTATATACCTGAGCATCTGATAATGCAAAATAGATCTCCTTAAATGGTCTTGTCTCAGTTATATTCCATCCAGATGATGACCTCATAACTTGAGAAGCTACATTCTTCCACATCTCATCTGATACGAGCTCTATTTTAGAGTTTAATATTTGGGATATTGTTGCAGATGAAACTCCACTCAAGGACGCTGATGCTTTGTTCTGTGATGGGTAATTAGCAACATATGTTCTTAATGCCTCTGTTATCTCTTGCTTCTGCTTTTCATTTAATAGTGCCATTGTTTATCTGTGTTATTATAGTTTCTCAATCATTGAATATTCGTCATAATTACTTAGCTCCTTTGTCCAGGCTCCTGCTTCAATAGGGATATCAATATTGGTTGATCGTTCGATATCACTGGAAGCGAACTCCTCCATCCACTTGTCAACCTTCGGGAGAGAAATTCCTTTAAGTCTAGGTCGATTAAAGCCATGCTGCTCAGGATTAGTCCCGTGTAAGGTCTCTAGCTCTGCTGACTCCATGTCTCTTCTTATACGTTCCTTTTTATTAAGTATATCCATTGTAGTTATGAATGAACGCTCTCCTGCCTTTTGCTCTTGCGTTGCTCGATGAATCTCAGCAAATGGTAATGCTTCAGCTGCATAAACGAGTGATCCATCAAGCCCCTCTGTATACAATCTAACCTTGGTTAAATCCTTAGGGTCATATTTCGTGAAATACTTCCTTCCTATATTCTTTGAATAGAAGCCTAGGTCAGGCATTTCATTCTTATACACCTCATAGTGGTGCTCTACACCATCTATTGTTATTGTGATACCTCTGGTTTTGTATGTGGATGCTCTATCAGTGGTCTTCCAGAACATATTAACCATATCTATATCACTTATTACAGGGGCCTCATGGTTAACGCTACTAGTGTACATCTCCATTCTAGGCCTTGTGGTCTCATGGTGCTGATCCCAGTTCCATTTATTGCGAGCCTCAGCATACATTGCTTTAAGTTCTGGTAGTGTAGGTAGAGAGGCCTTATTTGCTTCTAAGAACTCTATATTAACACGACTTTTCTTACTCTTGGCTGTAATATTCATTCCAGTAAAATTGTACATCTCAGAGAGAACACTTTGTTGAAATCGACCAAATACTGACTCTATGGATTTTGATGGACCATTATAGGGAGCAGTATATCTTTGGATCCGACAAATAAGATCAAAGAAATTCGCTGATTTAAGCTTCCTGTGCCCTCCTTGATTATCAACCACAATTTCATACGGTCTATGTCCTGAGGTCTCAATAGCCATTCTGTAAGAGTTATACTGAGCGTCATAGTTCTCACTATCTGAAATGTGATATCCTAGTAGAACCTCGGAATATGCATCCATTACTTCATAGACTTGAGTTGTTCTGACCTTTAGGCTTCCTGATTCATCATATGCTTTATAATATAGGTTCAATTTGGTACCATCTCCATACCAGAGGGCATCTCTCATTGTTGGCATTTTTGTTCTGTGCTGACGAGAGAATTTCATCTTTGCATCAAGTTCGCCAAAGGAGGCATCGTACCATCTGGGTAAAACCTCGGGCCTTTGTAGAAACTTTCTTATTGTTCCTCGATCTTTTAAAGCCTTCCATCCTTTATTAATAGCAACTTCATTATACATCTCGAAGATCCGCTTATCTGTGTACACAGGAGTTCTTGATCTCTTCATGGCTACTATCCAGTCTTGAGCATCATCTGTTAGCTTGATCGTATTAGAGTTTCCTTTCTTTTTAGAGACCAGGGCAATGTAACCATCTCTCTTATATTCTCTAACCTTTACTTTGAACCGAGATAAGCTTATATTTATAGAGTGCTCCTCTATTCTAGCAAGCTTCTCATAGGCATCCTCCCAGAATCTTTTTGGTGTACCCCCCATAACTGCGGCATAACTTCTTCTATGTGCCATATCAGCTATTATCCAGTTTAATGCACTGGCATTGGCTACATATTCTCGTTGCTCAAATTCTGTAAGCTCAATGCCTGTAATACGAGGATACTCAATTGCGAAAAATTGCTCAGCTTTTCCGTCGACATCAGCATAAATTGGCTCATTACTCTGCTTATCCATCAATATCTTAACAGGATCACCATATTTATCAATATATCGACGTTTGTATTTCTCTGGTATGGAAAGCCAATCTATGAGGGTGTAACTACCTCTAATTCCGTCTTTTACTATTCTGAAGAGATTTTTTTTGATATAGTATCGATATGTTTCTATAAGAAAAATGGGATTCCCATCATCATCACGAATGAGCTCTTCTTTCGATACACATACTGTTTTGTTCCAATATTCCATATCTGATATTTTTAAATTTGTTCCCGGCATCGGATTCGAACCGATGCTAAAAACCATTCGGGATTAGATTTGGTCTTTATATTCAGCGAAGTATATCTCTTTGTCATCTTCTCTTCCCTCTGCCATACACTCCCCAGCTATAGAGTCAGCGTTCATACACCCAGAAGCATATTGAAATACGCACTTCTCACAGTTATTACCCTCAACACATATTATATCAATACCTAATCTTTCAATAGCCCTGACCTCTCCAACTTTCATATTATTTATATTCATGGTTATTACCAATTATGTGATTACAATATTTACTTTACATATTGGAGTGAAACATCTGTATTTATCCTATTCCTAACTACACACTCAGCATAAGATAGTGAACATAATCCCGTAGCAGCAATAAACAACTCATCACGGCTTACCATAGTTGCTACTATATCTTTGTGTGAATT